CTTGAGTTCATCCAACGATAAACTGTAACAAATGTTACAGAACTATTTGCATAAGTAGTGGTGGTATGCTATGATGCATACGTCGTTCATCGCCACTGGCGACGGAAGTAAGCCGACTCGGAACGGATCGTTCATTCGCTATTCACAAATAGCGAACGCAAAAGCCGACTGAAGGAACGCTCTTTAACTAAACACTAAGGAGAAAACCTAATGTCAATTGCAACTTATCGTGGTGTAAAGTACAACACCGAAATCCCTAAAGAAGAATATCAAAAGTGGTATTCTGCTACACATGCACCAGCACATCCAGCAAACACCTATCGTGGTGTTCCTTACCGTCCTTGCAACAACTCGGAGGTAGCAAAGTGAACTGGTTGAATGTTATTCGCACACGAATTATTAGAGAGAAGAAGCTAAAGCAAGCGCAACTTGCAATGGCGATGAAATGAATCAAAGAGGGGTTGACACCCCTCTTTTTTTGTGTTATGATATGCTGGTAAACACGGAGGACAATGCAGACGAACACTCCAACATCATTGAATCAATACATTAAATGGTTACGTAACGCTGTTGATAAGGGTCATCTATATGACAGCGAAGAATACCACAAGATTAAAAAAGAACTCTACGAAGCAGTAGAAGTTCGTAACAAACTCAAACAACTTGAAAAAGCACAACGAGGATTTGGATACACCTATGATCAATCAATCTTTGAACAGTCCAGTGAAACTGATCTCAGTGACGCCCGAAGCGGAGAAGACGATGGGGTATATAGCGAGGGTGAGCAACCCATCGAATCAGGAGAACCCGAACGTAGCGGGACTGCTGAAGTATTGCATCAAGCATAATCACTGGTCGGTATTTGAACAGGCTACGATGACGTTGGAGATCGCAACTAATCGTGGAATAGCGGCACAAATTTTACGTCATCGTTCATTTACATATCAAGAATTTTCGCAACGTTATGCTGATACTAAGCTATTAGCTCAATACATTCCCACTCCAGAACTTCGTCGTCAGGATGAGAAGAATCGTCAGAATTCTACCGATGATCTTGATGGTTACTTGAAGCAGGTTCTTGAAGCAGAGATTCAAGAACACTTTGCTAAAGCACAACAGCTTTACAATCGTCTTCTTAATCAGGGTGTGGCAAAAGAATGTGCAAGGTTTGTATTGCCACTCGCTACACCAACAAAAATCTATATGACTGGCTCATGCAGGTCATGGATCCACTATATATCTTTGAGGTCTGCTAACGGAACTCAACTGGAACACATGCGAATCGCAGAAGCTTGTAAGCAAGTATTCTGTGAACAATTCCCAACTGTTGCCGAAGCTTTAGAATGGAAGTAATTGATAATTTTTTATCGCAGGATGAGTTTGATATTATAAAAAATCAAATTGTCTTTAATAGAAAATTTCCTTTTTATCTATGTTCTGATGTAGTGTCTGGTACTAAACAGTATAATTTAACTGATAATTATTGGAATTGGTATGGCATTCATCTTTTATATAATAAAAAACCTGTTAGTGAATACTACAAAATGATTGATGAAATTCTAATTCCAAAAGTCCAAAAAACTATTCAGTATGATCGTTTAATGAGAGTGAAAGTAAATTTTTATGGTGCTACCAGTGAGGTCAAAGAACATCTAACGCATATAGATTGTCCTTTTCCTCACATTGGAGCCATCTTTTCTCTCAATACATGTGATGGATTCACTAAACTTCATGATGGCACTAAAATTGATAGTGTTGCCAATCGTATACTATTCTTTGATCCATCCTTAATTCATAATTCATCTACCACTACTACAGATAAAGGTAGATTTAATATCAACTTTAATTTCTATTCTAATTATGCCAACATACCCCGTTAAACATAAGGAAACTGGAGAGACAAAGGAACTCTACATGACAATGAAAGAGTATGAGCAATGGAAGATCGACAATCCTGAATGGGATAAAGATTGGTCTGCAGGTGTTGCTGGAGTCGGTGAAGCTGGTGACTGGAGAAATAAAATGAATAAGACCCATCCTGGATGGGGAGATATTATGACCAGAGCATCTAAACTTCCTGGTTCAAACGTACAATGGTAATCTAATTAATCTAAACATATGCCAAGAGCAAGAAAGAAACTGACACCAGACATCAATGGTATGAGTGCAAAACAACTAAAGAGAAGGAAGCCAATCAATTCTAATTACCTTCTAAACATTGAGCCACTGACAGATAATCAGCGCATCTTGTTTGAAGAGTATGGCAAAGGACAACAACTCTTTGTCTATGGATGTGCAGGCACAGGTAAAACATTCGTTGCTCTTTACCTTGCATTGAGAGATGTTCTTGATGAGAACTCTCCTTACGAAAAGATCTATATTGTTAGATCACTTGTTGCTACCCGAGAGATTGGTTTCCTTCCTGGAACACATGAAGATAAATCTTCTCTATATCAGATTCCATACAAGAACATGGTAAAATACATGTTTGAAATGCCTGATGATGCATCATTTGAAATGTTGTATGAGAATCTAAAAGCACAAGAAACCATTAGCTTCTGGAGCACTTCTTTCCTTCGTGGTTCAACTCTCGATAAAGCAATTGTCATCGTTGATGAATGCCAAAACTTGAACTTCCATGAACTTGATTCGATCATCACTCGTGTGGGTGAAGATACTAAGATTATGTTCTGTGGTGATGCAAATCAATCTGACCTACAGAAATCAAACGAGCGAACTGGTATCGTTGACTTCCAAAAGATTCTCGATAACATGGATGAATTTACCTTGATTGAATTTGGTATTGAAGACATCGTTCGTTCTGGACTTGTGAAGTCCTATATCATCAGCAAACTTAACTTGGGATTCTAATGAAACTATTTGATCATGTGGGACTGGATGCCATTGAATTAGATACTGTTACCATTGACGGCAAGAGATATTATGTCACTCCAACAGGCGGCAATTATCCTTCAGTCACCACAGTGATCAGTGGTAATGCTAAGAAGCAAGCTGGACTTGCCAAGTGGAGAGCAAAGGTTGGTAAAGAAAAAGCTCAAGCAGTATCTAATCGTGCTGCTGGGCGTGGCACTCGATACCATAAATTAGTTGAAGATTATCTTAACAACGAACTTGATACTACAAAATACAAGGACCAACCTTTGCCTTGGATTATGTTCAATTCCTCACGAGATATTCTGAATCGTATAAATAATATTTACCTTCAGGAAGCAGCACTCTATTCTGATTGTTTACAAATTGCAGGACGAGTGGACTGCATTGCAGAATACGAGGGAGAACTTGCTATCATTGATTTCAAAACATCAGCTGAACCAAAAAAGGAAGAATATCTTTACGATTATTATGTCCAAGAATGTGCATACGCTTGTATGCTACAGGAACGATACAAATTGGGAGTTAAGAAATTAGTTACCATTGTGTCGTGTGAAAATGGTGATACTCAGGTCAGTGTGGTGCCTCCTAAGAAGGAATATTTTGTTACGTTACAAGAATATATCAAGGAGTACCAAGAAAAACATGCCAAACAATCTGGAGGATAAATTTATGACCGCTGCGAAGTTCTCGCAGGAAGTTGAACAAATTGCATATGAAAATTCGATGAACTACATCGATGCTATTATTCACTACTGTGAAACAAATGAAATTGAATTGGAATCTGTTCCAAAATTAATTTCAAAACCATTGAAAGAAAAGCTAAAGTATGATGCACAGAAGTTAAACTATATTAAAAAAACAAGTAGAGCTAAGCTAATGTTAGTATGAGTGAATTTTTTAAATCAGAAATGGTTCGTGGAGATCTCCAAGAAATGGCAGAACTACAACAGTTCTGCATGAGATCTATGGTGGCTTTTCCAGTTCTTCCACCCGAAAAGAAGATGGAATACTTCAATGTCCTTGAGACATTGATTGAAAAACAGAAGATTTTTTATGCTCGCTTAAGTTTAAGCGACGATCCAGAAGCCATTGAAATGGCACAGTCAATGCGAGATGCTGTTATAATGTTGGGGGCTTCCCCAAGTGATAGCATCTCATTGATGTTTGATGAACTTCTTGGTAAGGTTCAAATGATGAAAGAAAAATTAGAGGCAGAAGGGGGTTGACCCCACCCTCTGCCTGTGTTATGATGTCTAGGTGATCGAGGGTCACACAAGCCAAATCCAATTAATCCGAGGAAATCCTATGTCTTTTGCAGATCTGAAGCGTAAGTCCCAGAGCAATTTTGAGTTCCTTCAGAAGGAACTTGAGAAGTCCAGCACCAACTCTGGTGGTGCCGACGAGAGGCTCTGGAAGCCCAAGCTTGACGCTTCTGGTAATGGCTATGCCGTTATCCGTTTCCTGCCCGCTCCTGAGGGAGAGAGCGTTCCCTGGGCAAAGATCTACAACCACGCCTTCCAAGGTCCAGGTGGTTGGTTGATCGAGAACTGTCCTACCACTAAAGGTGAGCAGTGTCCTATCTGTGCTTCCAACAACAAGCTTTGGAACAGTGGACACGAATCTGATAAGGATGTTGTTCGTAACCGTAAGCGTAAGCTTTCTTATTACAGCAACGTTTATGTTCTGAACGATTCTGCGAACCCCGATAACAATGGTAAGGTGTTCCTGTTTAAGTATGGTAAGAAGATCCACGACAAGATTCTCGCTGCCATGCAACCTGAGTTCCAAGATGAAACCCCCATCAATCCTTTTGATCTGTGGGAAGGTGCTAACTTCAAACTGAAGATTGCTGGTTACTGGAACTACGATGCATCTGAATTCGCTGCTCCTCTTGCACTGAATAAAGATGATGATGAGCTTGAAGCAATCTGGCGTCAAGCATACTCGCTGGAAGCATTCACTGCTCCTTCTGAGTTTAAGTCATACGATGATCTCCAAGGTCGTCTCGATCTGGTGCTTGGCAACAAAGTATCCCAGCGTCGTATTGATGAAGAGGTTGAAGATGAAGACACTGACTTCACCTTCTCTGCTCCTAAGGCTGAGCCTGTGTTTGCTTCTAGCACTCCTGCTGCCAGCACTAGCGATGATGACGATGCACTGAGCTACTTCGCTCGTCTGGCTGAGGAAGATTGAAATTCAGAATCCAAAACCATGGATTTGGGAAAAAATTTTCCGCCAAAAAATTGCTAAAAAAGATGGGGGGTCATTGCCCCCCTTTTTTTATACTCCTGTTTTCTTTAAAGTAGAACTAATATAATCCTTTGACTTCTGGTATAGATTGGTCTTCCTAAAATCATCTAAGAATGCTTCTAGATACCCTGGCTTGAGTAAAAAGATTTCTCTTTTCTTTTCATTTCTTTCCTGCTCGTCTTCAAATATTGTAATTGGAGTTGAGATTACATTGCTAGGAATGTTTTTAACTTGAT